ATGCGATGATGCCGTAGCCGCGTGCTGCGGCCGGCAGCTTCAGTCCCATGGCCATCACTTTCCGGTGGCCTACGCCGCTACGGCGGAGGCCGGCGCGATGACGTAGGCCGGGAAGCGCTTGGCCTTGTCCGGCTGCACGTCGTTGATGGGGTTGGCGATTTGGAAGCCGACGCGGAACACGACTCGCATGGCGACGCAATCCTGCTGGGCGAGGTTCAGAATCACCTTGCCGTTATCGTCCGAGATAACCGACTGGTCAAGCATCTTGTAGGTGATGTCCTGACGGATGCCGACCACGAAGTTCGACCAGTCCGCGCCGAGCAGCACGGCCTTGGTGGAATCCCACGCGCCGTTGTCGACCTCGTTGAGATCGAAGCCGTAGAGGGTGGACGGCGCGCCGGAGGCGAGCGAGGGCACGTAGATCGGGGTGCCGTTGGTGTTACGCAGGCCGATAAGCTCCCAGTTCAGGCCCGGCTTGCCGGCGAAGCCGTTCATGGCGAAGCCCTGTTCGGCGAGCTTCTGTCCCATGGAGGCCACGTCCTTGGCGAGGTCCTTGCCCTGGGTGAACGTGTTGCCCGCCGTGATGGCCTGCGGGATGATGCCGTCCGGGAAGCTGGACGGCTTGTCCACGCCGAAAAGGGTCGCCTGGTCCAGCTTGTAGCCGAGCGCGGAAGCCAGACGCGGCATGACCTCCGGCCAGATTGGGATGCCGGAATCCGCGATAACGGCTTCGGGGATGGGCACGATGGCCGCAAGTTCCTCGGCCGTGATGCTCAGGCCCGACCACTTCATCTTCGTGGTCTGTTTCAGGCCGGTATCACCGCCCACCCAGTAGGCGATCGGCTTGGAGTCAAGCACCGGCTGCGTGCGCGTGCGGGTGCTCATGCGAATCTGACGCATACGGGTCAGGGACACACTCGACTTGGGAGCGTCCTGGATAATCTGGGTGGCGTATTCGGTGGGGATGAGTCCGCCGCCGAGGTCGCCGCTGGTGATGATGGAGTTCACGTTGGAAGTCATCGTCATACCTTCTTTCTATGAGGTGGATTATTTGCGTTTCTGCTTGAGGAACTGATCGCGAAGCCAATCGCCGGATGTGTCGGATGGCGCGGGAGGCTGGTTGGATTCGGAGGAGGCGTGCACCTTCGGCTTGGTCTTCTCGGCGATGTAGTCGGCGAGCGCCTTGCCGTTGGCTTGCATTTCTTCGAGGGTGGAGCCGTGGAGCAGTGCGATGGGCACGCCGGTTTCCTTGGAGACCTGCGTCTTCCATTCGTTCTGCTGTTTTTCCGCCTCGTAGGCGGCGTTCTTGGCTTCAAGCTCTTTGATGTGCTTGGCGGTCTTTTCGGCTTCGGACAGTTGGGCCTCCTTGAGCTGTTGCAGTTCGTCGGCGGCTGTCTTGTTGTCCTTGGCGAGTTTCTCCCATTTGCGGGAATGGGCGACGGCCTCCTTGTATTTGGCCTCGTAGTCGATTTCGGGCGGCTTCGCTCCGTTCTCGGTCGATGCCGCCTGCTGGTTACCGTCGGCCTCTTCGGTCATGGTTCCTCCTGTGGTTCGGGCCCGTTTCGGGCATAAAAAACCACCCGTGCGGGTGGTTGGGGAAAATTCAGTGCGAACGGGACGGTCTGGGTACTCCATACCCGTCCTTGTATCGGTCTGGGTAAAGCCGGCGCATCAGGTAGACAAGCGTGTTCGGGTCGTTGGGATTGTCGGGATTGCCTTTTGTGGTGGCCTTTATCATCCGATAGGTGTCGTCGTCCAGGCCGCCGTTCTCGATGAGGCTGCGGGCGTGCATGTATTCCGAGTACATGCGGTCAGGGTCATAACCCTCGATGTGAGCTTGGTCCCTGTCCCATTCGGGCACGATCTGGCAGTCGCAGTCGTCGTGGAACAGTCTGAACGAGCCTTTGACGTATTTCGCGGTCTTCTCGCTGCGGTACACCCAGCCGCGCGAGCAGAGCATCGTGCAGAACGCGCACGTCTTCGCGCCTCTCGGCACACGCGCGTACCGGGGTTCGGACGGGTCGTGCTCGCACAGGCGTGCAACGGTTTCACGCCCCGAATACATGACCCAGCGTTGCATCGCGCCGACCAGAAACGCCTGCATGGTCTGCGGGTCCGTCCACAGGCGGCCGGCCTGCCAGCGTATCGTCTTGTCGATGCCATCACCGGGAAACGAGTCGGACAGGTCGTACTCCCACGGGTCGGGCACCGATTCGCCACGGACGCGCATATACCATTCATAGGCGGCCTGCGCCGCGAGGTCGCCGTATTTGACGACCAGTTGCGGCACGTAGTCGAGCAGCATGTCACGCTGCCATTCAGGGCTGAGCTGTTGCAGCGTCTCCCACAGTTTCGCCAGATCGCGGCGTGCCAGTTCCACCGCTCTGGCTTGGCTGGCTTGCAGCTGTTCCAGTTGCCGGTTGTCCGTCATCCTTATTGCCTCCGTTCACGAGGGAGTCAAGCACGCTGCGGGTCTCGGCCTTGCGCTTGTCGACCAACAGGCGTGTGATATCGGAATCCGTGTAGCCGAGCTTCTCCAACACCACGTCGGAGTTGGCGAGCCATGGGATGGCCGTCACCTGCTTCACGATGGCATCGGAGAGCGCGGCCTGCGATGGGCGTTCGGGGTCACGCCAGTTGACCTGCAACCGATTGAGCTCGTCGCTGTCCTCGCTGGTGCCGTTGAGGATGGCGATGTCCCTCGCGGCCTTGCGTAGCTGCACGCCGATGGCGCGGCAGGCGTTCTTCGCCTCGATGACGAGTTCGCTTTCCGCCGCCATGATCGCGTCGGACGAGGAAGGGCCGGAATCCGTCATGACGCCGAACTGGCTGAGCGGCACGCCGGTCGCGCCGCTCATGCGTGCCGCGAGGGCGCGAAGCATGTCGGTGTGCGGCTGCATGGTCATCTGCGTGAACTGGCCGATGACGGGTGCCTGGCCGTCCTCGTTGAGGCTGATGTTGAGCATCTTCGAGATGGTGGCTTCCCAGCCGGTCAGCTTCCTGCCGTTCTTGTCCTCGGGCGGCTCGTCCGCGCCGATGAGGTAGCGTTGCGGGCTCGAATAGAATTCGGCGCTTACCTCCATGCGCAGCATGGTGCGCACCGCAGTGTCGGTGATGCTCATGACCTCGCGGCTGATGCGCGAGCGGCCAAAGGGGCGGTTCAGGTCCTGATGGTAGGGGATCAGGTAAACGGGCACATGATCCATGTACGTGTTACATGGAGCGTCCGCATGATAGCGGCCTGATTGCGTGCGGCGTATACGAATCGTGTAGCCGGGCATGTAGAGCATGAGTTCGGAAGGCACGATGGTGTTCGCCTGCGCGTACTGTGAGCGGTCGATATCGGTTATCGACAACGCCGCCGACAGGCCGCGACGGGCGTAATCCCACAGGCCGGTCTCATAGAGCGCGCTACGGAACGACACGGACACCTTCGAGCGCAGACCATCCTCGGGTTCCGCGCTGCGCACGTTCAGGAACGAGCATGAGTGAATGAGCGCGCTGCGGATGGCCTGCGGCAATTCCACGTCGAAGTCGTTGTCTGAAAGAATCGAATCCAAACCCAACGGATCGCGGCTGTCGTCGCCGACTCCGACGAAACCATCGAACACGATGCGGTCGGCCAAAGCGTCCACCGATTTCTGCGGCCAGCCCACGACCTCGCTTATCCCCGCCATGCTGTCCGGCACGGCGATGGACAGATTCTTAAGCTCGTTGCGCCCGTCGTAGTATTTGGTGCGCAAAAGGTTACGTTCGAGCTTCTGGGACCATTGACGTATCATCAAATCCCACGGTTCTCGGCACTCGTCGGGCAGATTATCGACCTGCACGTTTTCAAGACTGGGAATCTGCATCAGAATGCCACCGCCTTCGCTCTTCTTCCCGGATGACGTTTGGAAGTCTTGACGTTCCAATACGCGAGAGCCACCGCTTCCACGGGACTCACGTCGATGTTCTCCATGGACGGCTCGTAGCCGAACCCGTCGCCGATTTTCCTGTGCTTCGCATGACCCACCGCCTCGTCAAGCAGAGGCTGGCCGAAATGGGTAAGCCCATGGTCGTTCACGGCCTGTTCGAGCATCGAACAAGCGTCCGCCACGTCGGAAGGGCGCGGAACCACGATCACTCTTTTCGACACGCCCTTGTCGATGAGGCTGTTGACCAGGGTGGGGGCTCCCACGCGCCCGTCGATGATGATGCCGATGGCGTTGCGCCATCGTTCCGCACCGTTCTTCTCGGCGGTCAGCCAGTCGGCCAGCCA